CCAGGGTATTGGTACGCTAGCGATAATGATTTCGCTCTAAGAAGTATTTTGAGGGTCGAATTGCTACTCCGTGCATAGCGACGTGTTGTCCATCCAAATGACATGAGGACCTCCAACGGATCGGTGACAACCAACTTGTCTTCTAGATCAAAGACAAGCCCGCAGAAACTGGCTGTCTCAAGGGAATCATGAACTTCCATTTTTAATCTCAAGCCCAATGCCTCAAATTCCGCCTGGGTTGGAATTCTTCCCCTGAATCTGAACAATCCATCGTCGCCTTCCACGACTCCATCAACGTCAGTACATCCTGTCGATTCCAAGACATACAACATGAGCATCAGATTGGAAAATCCATTGCCCAATGACGTACACATTTCACCACTCATGCGTGTGGCAGGGACTGTGATTTTGAAGTCGCGAAAATAGCATTCGTTTTGTCCTGCGAGGATGGTTCTGCACAATTGCATGAACTCATCATGGCACGGCAATTTCTGCGTCATATAATCGTACAACAGAAATTCGCAGGATTCCATCAATTCTTTAGTAAACAGACTTTCAAATGCTGTGTAGTCCGTAGCTATATATTTGGCGCCAGGTACAAAAAGCATATTAAAGATATAATTAGCCCTATCTTTAACTGGAACATGCTTAATGAAATGTGGATTGGCGTACATCACCTTCTCAATGGCCTTGAAGATGGGTCCGACTCGGCATTTAAAATAATCATGCCTGGAATTGATGGCTCTCGCGTGCTTGTAAGTCGGATACACTTCATCCTTCATGAAAGATTTCACCTTAGTGTAACGCGGGTCGGCTGGATCCAAGACTTCCAGGAACAACTTTAACAGTTCTTGTTTCCTGTACATCGGATAAGGACATTCCTTCAGCCAAGTCTCAACTGAGGTATCCGTGTCTGGAGAAAGCGGGGTCAAGTGCTTCTTAAGCCAACGAAGGACGAAGGGTTTTAACCCAGAAAATTTGATCTTGTTCGGTGGAGGAGGTTTGATGGAAACTCTCTTCCTTGTGCCAGCTTTCATGGTGTCTGTGTCCTGGGGGCAAGCATGCGGCATAGCTGCCCCTTTAATATGACAACCCAGAGAAACTTGAACTACTGGTCGTAAGTCCAAGTCCACGGGGCGAATTGTTTCGGACATGGTTGCTCCTTCTTTAGATTCAGGGAG